CTCGTAGGAGCCCGAGTTGTCCTGGACGTAGGTCTCGAAGTCGTCGTACTTCGAGCCGTCACCGCCCGAATCCTCGAAGCTGTTTTTTATCTTCTGGATGAACGAGTCGGCCTCGAGAGAGGTGAAGCCGTTGTCCTCCAGGTAGGTCTTAAACTGCGTGAAGTCCGAGATATCCTCATCGTTCCCGTCCCCGTCCAGGTCGTAGGCGTCCAGCTGATCCTGGAAGGTGGAGTAGTCCCCGACGTTGTCTTTCAGCTTCTGGAGGTCGGTCCCGGCCTGACTGACGTCCTGCTGCGGGTTTTTGAAGCCGAGCCACACCAGCTTCTTCTCTTCTGAAAGGTCTCCCATCAGACCCTCACCCCCAGGTCCAGGGTGACGATGCCCGACTTGTCGACGCTCTTGGTGTTCACCACGAAGTCACCGTCCAGGTTCTGCGGGGGCCACTTCACGTACACGGAGTCGCCCTTGGTGAGCTGCTGGTATTCGGTGTTGGCGATCTCGAAGGTGGCGACCGTGTCGTTCCAGGCGTTCTCCTCGAGGAAGCCCCGGCCGCGGTCCTCGGCTTCGGCGGTGGTCTGGATGGCCTCATCGACCAGGGGCTCACTCCGCGGGGCCACCCCGTAGAACGAGATGGAGCCCGGGTCACGGAGTGTCCGCTGTACGTCCCCGGCCCCCTGGACGGTGACCTTGTTCTTCACGGTGTCGTACTTGGTGTTGAAGTCGGCCTTCGTGACCGCGGTCGTCCCCCTGACGATTTCGAGGCCGGGACCGGACCCGCCGGCCTGCTCGAAGTGCAGGTCCTCGTTCGAATCTATCCAGCTGGTGTACCCGTTCTCGGTCTGGAGGTCCTGGATGAGCTCGAGCGCACTCTTATCGGCCCGCCGGGTGATCGACCGGCCGGTGTTGTCGACGTTGTTCACGGTGATCGCTGACCCCGACCGGTCGGTGAGCTGGTACGGGTACGTTGAGGCGTAGTCGATCACGATGCCGACGTTGTCGGTGAGCTCCCCGCTCACTTCGAAGCGGTACTCGAGGGTCCCGTTGCTCCCGACCTCGCCGTCGGGGTCAGCTTCCTCGGCTTTCAGCTCGTACTCGTTGAAGTCCGTCCCGCGGTACTCCACCTCCCACACGTACTGGTTCCCGGCGTTGTCACGGAGCTCGATCTGCCCGGTCACCTGGTTACCCGGGTCGTTCACGAGGAGGCGGGTCTCCAGCCGAAGGAGCTGCCCGTCACCCGGGATGGCGAAGCCCGGGACGTTCGAGAAGGTAGCCTCGTAGGAGCCGGATGAGCCACTCGGGATGCCCAGGAAGAGGAGGTCCCCGCCCCGCTGGTGTATCTGTTTGGTCTCGAGGCCGGCGAGCTCGAAGTACGGCGTATCCCCGGTCCACCCGTTGAGCGTGTCGCCCTCGTGGACCCGGACCTCACCGAGCCCGTCGGCCTGCTCCGTCACCGCTGACCGGATCACCTCACCGTCGTCCTTGTCGTAGAACACCCGGTGGACGTCCAGGTTCTTGAGCTCGTACCGCGTATCCAGGGCCTCGATCTCGAGGGTCCCGCTCCCGGAGGTGCTCGGCTTCCCGGTGACGTACCCGTTCCAGTCCTCATCGTTCGGCCGGCTGATCGTCACCTTGTCACCGCTCCCGAAGGAGTTACGGTTGAAGGTGGTGTCGCCGACCTCGATCACGGCCGAGCCGAGGTCCCCTGTTTGGGAGCTGGTTTCGACGTCGGTCACGGCGTCAGGAGGTTGCCCGGCGATGGTGACGCTCACCATATCAGTCGTCCCCCACGTACACGTCGGCGTGCGTGAGCTCCACCGTGAAGGTGTACTGCTCGGGGCCGTCCTTCGAGCGGTTCTCGGTGGTCGACAGTTTGCTTATCATAACCCCGAGGGTCCGCGGCCCGATCTCCACCGTGTCGAAGCCGTCAGAAGTGTCGGGGGCCCACACCCGGGTGGCGTGAGCGAGGGCCATCTCCTTCTCGGTCGCCCGGGCCCACGTTGAGAGGTCGATATCCGGGTAGTTCCCGCCGGTCGGGTACGTCCCCTCCTGGGTGTTCTTGATCGCCCCGTCCAGGCTGTACTTCTCGAAGCCGATGTTGACCTCCTTCCCGGAGAGGTCGCCGGCGACCCCGAGGATGCCCTTCGTCACGATGTTGTTCCCGATGGAGCGGTCCCACTTACTGACCTTCAGGTTGAAGGAGTCGGTCCCGTCGTTCCGGATCAGCTGTACGTCCAGGTCGGTAGTGTCGTCTGGCATCTCTTATCACCCGATGAGTGTGGTCAGCTCGTCGCCCTGCTTTTCGGCGATGAGGTCCGCGAGCGTCTCCATCTGCGTCCGGGTCAGCTCGGAGAGGTCGATGGACTGGTCGCCGATCTCGATCACCTGCCGCTCGATGTTCACACCGGAGCCGCCCCCGCCACCGCCCCCGCCGGAGCCGCGAAGGGCCGCGATCACGTCTCGGCTCACGTCAGCCGGCAGGACCATCTCGCCCTGGTGACCCACGAAGGCCCCCTCCTCCTCGATCATACCACCGGTCGCCAGCTGCGGGAGGTCCAGCCCCTGACCACCGATGCTCACTTCGGGGAGCGTTCCGCCGACTTCCTGCCCGGCGATGGTCGTCCCGATGTGCTGACCCCCGACGCTTATCGACGGGATTTCTATCCGGTCAGGGACGGCCGCGTTCCAGGCCCCCTCAACGGTCCCGGTGATAACATCGGAGAGGTCGCCGGCGACTCCCTCACCCCAGGATATGAGGTCGTCCTTGAAGTCCCCGGCCGCGGTCATAACCCCGGAGAAGAGGCGTTCCCAGGCCCCGCCGAATATCTGGATCACCTCCTCACCTCTCTCGATGGCCCCCTGGAGACCGCCCTCCATAAAGCCGATAATCAGGGCCCCGAGGAGCGCGAGCCCCCCGGCGAAGATACTGATAACCGCGAGGATGGCGTCCCGGGCCCACCCCGGGAGCTTCGTCCCGAGGGCCTCACCGAGACTGCCTATCCAGTCCAGCACCCCTGTTATCTTGAGAATCCAGACCGCGAAGAGCCCGATCACGGCTCCGATGGCAGCCGCGAAGGCGAGGGCCCCGGCTGACCCGGCGGCCAGCCACCCGATGAACGAGGAGCCGTACCCGAGGAGCGTGCTGATCGCTCCGGTCAGACCACCCCCGACTATCCAGCCGTACGCAGCTTTGAGCCCGCCGACCAGGGCTCCGCTCGCCGTCGACGCCGAGGTGAACTGCCCGACCAGGAGCATCAGCCCCGACCCGAGAAGGCCGAGGGCCCCTGATAGGAAGCCCGCCGACGTCCCGGTCCCCGCGAAGCTGTCGCTCAACCCCCCGGATGAGTCGCCGACCTGATCCATCGCGGCGTCGGTCTCCCGGGCCTGATCGGCGAGACCCTCGAGGCCGTCGCTCATCTCCTCGGCGGATTTCTTCGACTTTGCGATCTCCTTTATCTCCGCAATCCAGGTTAGTTCGCCGACTTCGGCCATATGGGTGTCACTCTTACTGGTAGATTTGTACCCATACCCGGCCGGCCGACCCGGCCGGTCGAAAAGAGCCGTTATCGCTTGTTGAGCTGCCGGCCCTGCCCGTGGTTCTGACGGGCCTCCTTCTGCATCTCGTCTCGCTTCTCCTCTTTGATTTTGAGGTACTCCTGGTGGAGGACGGAGAACTCTTCGACCTCGCGGTCGGTGAGCCCCGGCTTGGTGTGCTCGATCACGTCGACGGCCGGGCCGAAGTCCAGCCGGTCGGCGATCTCCTCACCCTTCCACCACAGACCTGCGGCCGTGACCAGGAACATCGCCCCGAGCAGAAGGGCCCCGGCGTGAGCCACCCCGGCCGCGAGGAAGGAGAGGGCCGCGGCTGCCGCCCCGACGTGATCGGCGGTCGGCGTCAGCCGATCACGGTGACGGACCTCCTTCCGGTAGGAGCCCCGGAGCGTCTCGAGGTCGACGCCGTCCCACTCCTCAACGAGCTTGTACTCTATTGCCCGTCGCTGGTAGTAGGCTCGGGCGGGGTTCGCGTATCGCCCTCCGCCACTCCGTCCGCGAAGGGCTCGTCGGAGTTTTTTTCTTCCTGATCGGAGAGGGCCTTACCCGGGTTCGGGGCCACCTCCTGGAGCTTCGTCCCGAGCTCGGGGCTCATCCCGGCCAGGAAGATTGACAGACCCTTGTCCCCGGTGACCCCGTCGACGGAGGTGTCCTGGATCATCGCCTCGAGCGTGTTCTTGTAGTACGAGTCGATGTGGAGCTCGGTCGACTCTTCGCCGATCTTGAGGGCCTCGCTCACGTACTTGTTCTTCCCTTTCCAGGTGAGCTGCTTCACGTCGAACCAGTACCGGACGGTCTCACCGTCAGGGTTCGGGGCCCGGATGTACACCCGCTCGGCCTCATCCGAGACCATCGCGTCGTCTCGCTCACCGTCTCGATGCTCGTCCCACCATTCGGGCTTCTCACCGCGGCTTATGTCAGACATTGCTTAGTTCCTCGTTGAACCGTTGGTGTCGTTGTTCGAACTCCTGTTGAGTCGGGTAACCTTCCTGACTCGTCAGGTGCTCTTGCATATCTATGGCCAGGCCCCTTGTAAAGTGTTCGCGGTCCTGGACCTCCTCGAGCCGGCTTTGAGCCTGCCCGGGCGTCGGGTAGGCGTCACACCGCCAGCCGAGGAGCGAACTGTACCACCAGCACTGGTAGCGGTTCGGTCCCACCGGAGCTCACCTCACACCGCGGTCCCCGCGGTCAGGTACGTGTCGGTCTCGGTCCCGTCGACCACCGTGATCGTGGTGGTCCGCGGGGAGAGGGAAACCTCCGTCTCCACCTTCCCGTCCTCGGGAACCGGGTGGGCCGAGTTGGGGAGCTTGCACTCCGTCCCCTCGAACTTGAGCGTCTCGTCGCCCCCGTTCTTGGCAAACTCCATCGACGCCGTGAAGGTCTGACCGGTGGCGATCAGCTCGTTGTATATCGAGGTGTCCGTGACCGCGATGGTCACGTCCCAGGTGTACCCGCCGTTCCCGTACAGCATCTCGTACGGCTCGGGAGCCTCGGAGCTCTCCATATAGTACTCGGGGGTCGGGTTGTTCTGTATCTCGAAGGAGAAGTCCGTCACCCGAGCGAACTGGTTACTCGCCCCGCCGAACGCGAGGTCCAGGTTCGAGCTCACCTTGTCGAACTTCCAGGGCTCACGGTCGGGGAGGCTCACCGAGGTAACCGAGGTGTGCGGTGTGTCGTCGGTGATCCCGAGGGCCTGGACGTCGGCGTTCACCTGGAGCTTCCCGTCGTTGCTGACCTCGATGGTCGCCGAGCCCGGGTAACAGCCCAGGAAGGTCCTCACGAAGTCAGACTGCGACCCCCCGCGGCCCAGGTAGGCGGCCTCCATCGTCGCGGTCGGCGGGGCCCCGTCCTGCTTCCGGGTGATCGTGTGCTGCGTCAGCCCGGCGGAAGGCGTGTCGGTTGCGACGGCGTCGGCCCCCATAGCCCAGGCGATGGGCCAGCCGTCGTACGGGACGATGGTGAGCGAGCCGGCGTCGAAGGAGTGCTGCCCCTCGGTCTGCTCGTAGGGGTCGCGGTTCCCGCCGACGTAGTGCTCCTCGGTGAGGTCGATCTCCGGGTCGGGGAGCTCCTGCTCGCCCTTGAGGAAGCCCGGGTATCGTTCCACGGTGACCTCGTCCTTCTGCGTTCCCTCGATGGCGAGCTTTACTTCTGACTTCTCGGACTTGTACGGGTGTGGGGTGCTGATGCTCATCGGTTAGTCGTCCTCCTGATCGATGTACTCGAAGTGCGGGTTCTGATCCCCGAGCAGGCGCTCCACCTCTTTCGCAACCTTCCCGGCCTGCTGCGGAGAGAGGCCCGCGAAGTCGGCGGTCAGCTTGTCTCGGATGTCGAACTCCTCACCCTCGTCGTAGGTGAGCTCCTCCCGGAAGCCGCGGTGGTCCGGGAACGGGGTTTCCCCCTCGTCGTCCTGGGGGGCCGTGTTGAGTCGGCCCGCCCGGAGTGCTCGGAGCATACGTGTATCTTTGTACCTATACCCGTCCAGCCGGGTCAGATAACACCGAAGGCCTCGTACTGGATGTCGTAGTAGGCCCGCCACTGGTTCGAAAACCGGGTCGGCGTGTTGTCGATGTTTATCAGGTTGAGCTCGCCGAACACCGAGTTGAACACACCGTCGACGGGAGCCCGCTGATCCTCTCGGATGTTCTCGAGGACGTGTACCACGGCGTTCCGCATCTTCTTCCCGGACCGGCCGTCCATCTCGTCGGCGATCACGATCTCCATCCTCACCGCGAACTCGTAGTCCTGCGAGGAGTGAGTCACGTCACCCCACTCGATGTTCGTGGGGGACTCATCGTGAACGTACACGAGCGGGGTGGTCCGTTTGTCTGACGGGAGGGCCCGTGAGGACTCCGACGGCCCCGGCGCTTCCATATCGATGAACCGCGGCTTGGCCACCGGGTTCCCGTCGGGGCCGGTGTTGTGATCGCTCCACATCCCGTCGAAGCCGGTGTTCCCGTTCGCCCCCTCGATGGTGAGCTCCTGGACGTCGTAGGTCGGGCGGGTCACGGCCGAACACCCCGCCGTTGTACACGAAGGACAACCCTTAAGGTGTCACCTGTCGTTGTCCGATGGGGTCTCCGACTTGCCACCACCCCGGCGGGGCGGTGAAACAAACCCCGGAAAAGTGCGAGACGGCTGTTTTCACGGGGGACAGACCCGGAGAAGGCCATTTCCGTTTGATTTCCTTCCAGGTGTAGTCGGTCATACCCCACCTCCTCGGCCACACGAGGCGACTGTGCGCGACTGTGGCCCCCCTGTCGTTCGCCCGATATCGGGGACGACACGGCCGGAGTCCGGCGGTTTCGGGTCACTTCTGCAGCACCTCCGCCGGGAACGCCGACTGCTGGAGCTTCCCCGTCGACGCCGAGCTCACCCGCTGGACCAGGTTGTCGTTGGCGAGCTCAAGTGTCCAGTTCCCGAAGTCTTGCGCGATCTGTACGATGGGGGTCTCGGCGTCGTAGTTCCGACCTTCCACCCAGGACTCGCCCTCCTGTTGAGCCTGGACGAACGCGTCGGAAGCGTACAGCATCGGCTTGGTTCCGTTCTCCGCGATGTGAGCTGCGAGATGGTAGGCCCCGGGAAGCGGCTCACCCTCGGTCCGTCGACGGTCGACCGCTGCCCAAAGCTCGTCCTCGGACTGGCTCGCTTTCAGGCCGTAGTTCTCCCACCCGAGTTTGTTGGTCCACCTGACCATCGGGCTCATCGGCGGCCAGTGAGGGTCGGACCCGTAGTTCACCGCGGCCGCGTACTCCGTGGTGAAACCGACCTGCACCCGGACGTCGTTATCCGGGAAGAGGGTCTCGATCTTCGAGTCCTGCATCTCCAGCTCAACGGTCATAGGAGCTTGGCCTCCGCGTTCTCGGCGATGGCTTCTGACCACTCCCGCTCGAGGTCCTCGATCAGGTCCGAGAAGGTGAGGTCGTCGTCCGGGGTCGGGAGGTTGTCACCGATGTGGTCGACTTTGATGAGCTCCCGAGCCGCCCGGGCCGCGACCGCTTCGCGGATGTTCTCCGGGCAGTAGTGAACGGTATCCCCGGAGACCAGCGTCGAACTCGAGGCGTCGGTGTACCTCACCCCGCGGTCGACCGTGATCGTGTCGGCGTCAGCATCCCGGCTCTTCAAGAAGGCGTACTCCTTCCCGGCGAGGTTCACGATACCCCGCGGGGGGAGCCGTGAGGCATCCGCGACGTCCAGGGTAGTGTCACTTCCGTCCCCGGTGGTGTCGCTGGTGAGCTCGGTCTGCCCGCCCTCTTCCGGGTGACCTCCGAAGGCCCCGTGCCGGTAGCTGATCCGGATGTTGTTGTTGAACGCGGCGTTCCTCCAGGAGCCCCTGTACCGGGCCGCGTAGATGGTGATCGTACCCTCCATCCAGTCGGCCTCGTACAGGGTCCCCTCGTCGTCAGTCACGTCCCGCCAGGAGTCCCGGCCGGTCCGTATCTCGAGGGCGTCACCCTCGGCCGAGTTGAGAGGGACGGCCGGGTAGTGATCGAGCCATATCTTCGTCCCGTCCTGGTACTTCCAGAAGTCGGCGTCCTTCTTTTCGTACGTGCGAGGCTCACCGCTCACACCCTCACGGGTCTCCCGGAACGGGTGACCGGTACGGGAGTCGAACTTACGCTCGGCGGCTTCGATGTACGACCGGACGAGCTCCGTGTCCTCGTTCCCGAAAAGAGCATTCGCGTCGAGGTCCTCCTGGGTCAGACCCGGGTCGAACTTCCGGAGGACGTCGACGGGCAGTGCGTAGATAGTCCGGGCCATATCACGCAGTGTACTGTACCGTGATCGCCACTCGATCTCGCCCGAGCTTGACCGTGTCCTCGACGGAGTCGACGCTGCTCACCCCGGCCGCGAAGTTGTCGATGGCGTCCTTCATCGAGCCGGTGTCCGCGTTCGCGTCCAGTACCTCGTAGGGCATCGGTCAGTCACCTCCGCCCTTCGAGCCGGAGGGTGATCGAGCCGACGTCCGTACCCGCGGTCGGGTCAGCACCGTCGGCCACCGCGACCACCAGCACCTGATCGTTCGCCAGGTCGACTTTCGCCAGGTAGGTTTTGTCGTCGTGACTCACCACCTGCGCGTTGTCGATCACGTCGATACCGGCCTCGTCAGTCCAGGTCGAAAGGGGCTCGTTGTCGGCGTTGGTGAGGCTGGTCACGTCAGCCGTGACCTCCTCCACCTGCCGGGCCCCCAGGTTCTCATCTGCCATTAGTTGTCACCTCCGTTATCGGCGTCGTCCTCTTCGAGCGACGGGTCCTCGCCCTGCTTGAGCTGGTTGACCAGCCGGCGGACCGTGTCGTCGTCCTGATCCATCAGGAACTCCTCGGCCTCCGTGACCTTGAGCCCGTTCCAGTCGAACGGCGGGTCCAGGGGCTTGGCGACCGACCACAGCTCCGACCGGGTGAGGTCGAAGTCGAAGGTCGCCTCGTCAGCCTCCTCACCGGGGTCGACTTCTTCGCCGGCGATCTCCGCGAGCTCCTCACGGATGCCTTCGTTGGTCCGCGGGATGGTGTCCATCTCGAGGAGGTCCAGGATACGGTCCCGGACGTTCGGGTCCTCGTTCGGGCCGAACACCGTGCTCGGTAGGGTGTTCTTCTCCACGAGGGCCTCCGCGACGGCCTCTCTCGAGTAGTCGATCTCGAGGTCGCGGTGGGTCTCGTAGAAGCCGAGACGCTTGCTCGGGATGAGGGCGACGACCCACGGCCCGGGCTCCCCGTTCGGACCGCCCTGGAGTACCCCGACGCTCGGGAAGTACCCCTGGTTCCGCAGGGCGGTTGTGTTGTACACCGACTGCGGGCCGGTGTACCGAAGGGCCGCGACCGTCAGCTCGTCCTCGCCCTCATCCTCCAGTTCTTGATTCGAAGCGGTGTGTGCTATCGTCATTTGTCTGATTAGTCCCGCCCCCTCACGGGAACGGCCGCTTGTAGTTCGCGGGCGATACGAGCATCTCCCGGATCAGGGTCAGCCACCGGTCACCTCACTCCGCGAGGTCCCGGAGCTTGCCCTGGTGGTTCGCCCGACGGCAGACCAGTTCGTGGTACGTGAGCACCCCGACCTGATCGGCCTTCTTGTCGATGGCGAGCGTGTTGGTGGCCTGACCGAGCCCGGCCGTCTCCGTGACCATCGGCAGGTACACTTCGACGCCGAGCTTCGGGACCTGCTGACCAGTGACCGGGTCGGTCATACTGGTCATATCCAGGAAGTAGATTCGGGAAAGCGAGTCCGAAGCTACGTTCTGACCCTGGACGACCGGGATGCCGTCCCAGTGACTGATCCGGGCGTTTGTCTCAACGCCCTGGCGGGCCTCGGCCTCATCCGTCCCGCGGCCGAGCGACTGCGCGACGGCGTTGGCCATCATATCCGCTCGGAACTGCGACTCACGCAGCTCGGAGAGGACCCGGGCCGTGTCCGTCCCCGTGTACATCACGAGGTTGTTGAGGTCGGTCCCGTTCGTCTCGAGGGACTCGATCATCCCGTTGACGAGGTCCTTCGTCAGCTGGCGGTCGCCCCCGGCCGAGTTGTGGTCGACCACCGCGTCGAAGTGGTTGGCCTCGTTGTCTCCGCCATCGCCGGTCGCCGACCGGTCGATGCCGTAAATGTCGGTGTCGCCATCCGCGTAGGCGGTCCCGGTGGTGTCGTCCGCGTTGGCCTCCTCGTCAGCCGAGGAGACGACCTTGTCCAGCGGGACGATGTCCGTCAGGCTCGAGTACTGCGTACCCGTACCGTTCGAACTCTCGTTGGCGGCCGCGACCCCGTTGGCCTCGAGGGACAGCTGGAAGTACTCCTCGCCGATCTGGGTGAGGTTCTCGAACGGAACCCCGTCCTGAATCTCGGCCTGGAGCTGCTGCAGGACCGTCGCCTCGAAGAGCATCTCGCCCTCGTGAGGGTCGGCGCTCGTCTCCCGGACGTCGAACGTGACCGGGGAGCTCCAGCCGGACCCCTCGGACTGCGAGGTGTGAGCCGGCGGGTTGAACACCCGGCGGAAGGTCTGCGGCCGCGGGTCGCTGATCGAGTTGACCGGGGAGTCCGAAGGGACCTTCGGCAGCATCCCCCACAGGGGGGTCTTGGTGTTGGCCTGCTGCCACAGCACCTCACCGAAGGCCTGGTTGTTGATCCCGGCGTCGGAACTCGTGAACGATGCCTTCTGGAACAGGGAGTCGGACTTGCCGTACATCCCCGCCATCGAGTCGGCCCAGTGGAAGCCGTCCGCGACACGGTTCTGCGCGTGCGCGTACTTCCCGAGCCCCGTACTGACAGATTCTGCGATGCTCATGGGTTAGTCACCCCCTCCGCTCGGAGAGAA